TCTTTCCTTTTTACCCCCAAATCAAACTGAGCGCGTTCCTTCGCCGTTTAAGCAACCGGACTAAGATCTGTTCAATGCTTAAAGAAACCGATCGAAGCCTGACGACACCTAGTAGTACGAGCGAACTGCTATTAGGACAAACAAAACCAAGGCTTCACACACCCTTTAGAGATGATCTACCAACAAAGGGGCAAGAGCTGATCGACTTTGCTAATAGTTTGGATATGCCGTTAATGCCTTGGCAAGAATTAGTCGCAACTGAGGCACATCGGATCAAGCCTGACGGTAGGTGGGCTAATAGTCAGGTAGTTGCTTTGGTATCTAGGCAAAATGGCAAGTCGCACCTTATGAGATTACGAATAGCGCTTGGTTTGACCGAGTGGAGCGAGAAGTTGCAGATCCTCTCAGCTCATAAATTGGCAGTATCGCTTGAACACTTTAACCAGGTAGTAGAACTGTTTGAGAATTACGATCACCTAGCCAAACAGGTTAAGAAGCTGCGTCGAGCTAATGGCCAAGAAGAAATCCAAATGCTATCGGGGGCTAGGTTTAAGGTAGTAGCTAATAACTCAGCTGGTCGAGGATATGCTGGAGCTGAAACGATCTACCTAGACGAATTACGAGAGCATAAAGATTATGCCGCTTGGTCAGCAATTACTAAGACTCAACTAGCAGCTGCAAATCCTATGCTTATGGGCTTTAGCAACGCAGGCGACTCTACCTCAATCGTGCTTAACCAATTACGCGAACGCGGTATGGCAACTATGGCAGGTGCTAAAGATTCTTTGCTTTGGCTTGAGTGGTCAGCTCCTATGGGTTGCAGTCTTGACGATATGAGCGCTTGGCAATCAGCTAATCCTGCCCTGGGTCGCACAATCCACATAGATAACCTAATGGCTACAAAAAACGAGCCTGAAGCGGTCGTGCGTACTGAGTGTTTATGCCAGTTTGTTGAAACCTTGCAATCTCCGTGGTCACCTGCTGCCTGGACTAATTGCGCTGATCTTGAACTATCGCTAGAGCCTGGCAAACCTACATACTTTGCCTTTGACATTACGCCTAGACGAAACCACGCAGCTCTAGTAGGCGCTCAAGTTTTAGATGACGGCAAGATAGCGGTCGGCTTAGTGCAAGAGTGGAAGTCTGAAACAAGTATTGACGATCTTGAAATGGCTAACGGGGTAGCTGACTGGTGCAGGGCTTATGACGTCACCGAAATCCAGTTTAGTAAGAACACAGGTAGTGCCGTAGCTAGTCGCCTTAATGCCGGTGGCATATTGGCTAAGGCTATTGACGGGCGCGACTTTGCTTTAGCTTGCGATCAGCTACTCAACGCTATGGAAGCTGGCAGATTACGGCACGGTGATCAGCAAGTGCTTAATCGTCATATTGCGTCAAGTGCCAGGATTAACTTTGCTGACGGTGGTTGGATTATTGGCAGACGAGCAAGTAACGAAAACGTCACAGCTGCCGTAGCTACTGCTATGGTCGTGTCTGTTGCGACACGCCAATACTCTGACGTAGATATTATTGTGGTGTAATCGCTTACAGTATGTTACAATCTCTTACAATGGGATTATTTGACGCATTACGCGCAACTCAAACTATGTCACATATCGACAGCCAATCTACTGCCGATCTAGTGGCAGCTCTTGCGCCTGCAAATCTGATACAGCAGGCAGTATTTAATTACGGACTAGCTCCGACTATTAGTCGTGATCTTGCAGTTCAAGTACCAGCAGTTGCTAGAGCCAAAAACATAATTGCCGGAACTATTAGCTCTATTCCGCTTGAAGTACGGTCACGCATTGACGGATCTGTACTAATGCCACCTAAAGTTATTAACCAGCCTGACCCTAGAGTGCCTGGACAAACAATTTACCGACTATTAGTCGAGGATTTAATTTTTTACGGCGTAGCTTATGGTCAAGTGCTTGAAGTGTATGAGGAATATCCAAACCGTATTAAGTCTTGGACTCGCATAGACCCAATTAGAGTAGTGCCTGAGTTAAACGCTCAAGGTACAGAGATCGTTGCATACGATCTAGATTTAGTTGGCAAGTTACCTACTCAAGGTGTCGGATCGCTAGTTGTTTTTAGTGGTGACGAAGGTATCTTGACCCGAGGCGGTCGCACAATTAAGACAGCTTTAGAATTAGAGAAGGCTGCATACAACTTTGCGTTAGAGCCAACACCTACTATCGCGCTTAAGTCAACTGGTGCTAATTTACCAGCTGAGCGTATTAGCAAATTGCTAGAAGCCTGGAAACAATCACGTCAGACGCGCGGAACAGCGTTTCTTAATGCTGACATTGAAATGACATCTGTTGGCTTTGATCCTAAGTCTTTGCAACTTACGGAAGCACGCCAATATCTTGCAACTGAGATCGCTAGACTTATGAACATACCTGCCTGGTACGTTTCAGCAGACACTAACTCAATGACTTACTCAAATGTTACTTCAGAGCGTCGCGCTTTGGTTGACTTTAGCCTTCGTCCAATACTTACACAAATCGAACAGCGTTTAGATCAGCCAGACTTTACGCCACAAACGCAGACAGTCAGATATGCGCTAGATGACTTTTTGCGTGGTAACCCACTAGAGCGCGCCCAAGTCTATGAGGTACTAAACCGCATAGGTGTCTTATCAGTTGATGAAATACGCAGAGCAGAGGATCTAGTATTATGAAACTAACAATGCCAGTAGCAGTTACAGCTGCCGATAGCGACTCACGCACAATATCAGGCACAATAGTTACCTGGAACGAGGAAGGCAACACGTCAGCAGGACGTACAAAGTTTGCTGCTAACTCAATAGCCTTAAAAAACGTAAAATTATTTTTAGAACACGATCGCTCACGCCCAATTGGTAAAGTAATGGAATACAACGAAACCGAAACAGGTATCGACGCAGTATTTAAGATCGGAAAGACTAGCGCAGGATCAGACGCGTTAGTAGAAGCAGCTGAAGGACTACGCGACGGATTTAGTGTTGGTATTGACGTAGATAAGTGGTCTGCTAAAGACGGTGTAATGGTAATTACTGCCAGCACGTTAGTTGAAGTTTCGCTAGTTGAAAGCCCTGCAATCGACAGCGCAAGAGTTTCTGAGGTCGCTGCCTCAGATGATCCAAACACAGAAAAGGAAGGGTCAGAAATGATCGATACTCCAGAAGTTGCCGCTGATACTGAGGTATCGGTAGAGGCAGCAGAAGTTAAGGCAGCAGCGCCCGTTGCTCAACCTTTGACTTACACCCGCCCACGCTCTCCAATCGTGGACAAAGCTACATACTTGGAACACTCAGTACGCGCAAAGTTGGGCAACGAGGATTCTCGCCAATTCGTAGCATTTGCTGATGACACCACAAGCAATAACGCTGGTTTAATTCCAACACGTCAGCTAACAGAGATTATTAACCCTCTATCAAACGCTGATCGTCCAATGATTGACGCAATCTCTCGTGGCGCACTACCTGACGCAGGTATGAGCTTTGAAATTCCAAAGATCACAGCAGTACCAACTGTTGCAGACGTAAACGAAGCTGATCCAATCAGCGAAACAGGTATGACAAACTCTTTCATAACTGTAAACGTAAACAAGTATGCAGGTGGACAGACTTTCTCAGTAGAATTACTAGATCGCTCAAACCCAGTATTCTTCACTGAATTGGTAAAGCAAATGGAGTTTGCTTACGCAAAAGCCACAGACGCTTTTGTAGCAAACAAGATCCAAATTGACGGAACTTTAAACGCAAGCGCTCAAGACAATGACAAAGAAGGTATTGTTGCTTATGTAGCAAGTGCCTCAGCTGCCGTTTATGCAGCTTCTTTGGGCTTTGCTCGTAACTTGGTAGTTACACCTGACCAATGGGCAAACATTATGGGATACAACGACGCAGGTCGTCCAATCTACACAGCTTCACAGCCACAAAACGCTGCTGGTGCCGTAAGCCCAACAAGCCTACGCGGAAACGTATTAGGTTTGGATCTGTATGTAGATCGTAACTTCACAGGTTCAGGCGGTGTTGGTACTGCTGACTATTCAATGGTCGTAGTAAACCCAGACGCTTACACCTGGTACGAATCTCCACGTATTCGCCTACAAACCAACGTTGCCCTAAATGGTCAGATCGAGGTTTCATACTACGGATATGGCGCACTAGCAACCAAGATCGCTGCTGGCGCAAACTGGTTCAACCTAACCTGATAAGTAACACAAACTAGATCGAGGGGTGGGCGTGTTCTCCCGAGCGCTCACCTCTCATTAAAGGAGTAGATATGCCGTCAATAATCACAGCCACACAGCTGCGATCTGTTCTTGGCGTATCCTCATCACTTTACAATGACGCATATTTAGATCAAATAATAGATACAGCCGAGGCAGTTATTTTGCCTATGCTAGAAAAATATGCTGCCCCAATCGGGAGTACTAAACTTACAGATAACAAAGCAATCTTTACTACTCTTGGCGAAAACGTATTTAGCGCAGGCCAATCAGTAGTTATTACAGGTTGTGGCTCACCTTACAATGGGACTCGCACGATCTTAGATGATGATAATTTAGGCGAGTATTCGTTTGCTGCTGCGATCACAAACGCCGATATTAATGAAGCAAACGTAATCCCAAGTGGTCTAGCCACCCTATCGGGAGCTTCTACTTATGTAGGCAACGACGCAATAGAATCAGCAGTTTATGTAGTAAGCGTTGAAGTATTTCAATCACGCACCGCAGCAGGTGGGCAGATAGAGGGCGTGGACTTTGCACCAACTCCGTACCGTATGGGCAGAAGCCTCGTCAATCGTGTCCAGGCTCTACTTGCGCCGTTCATTGATGTCGAGTCGCTATGCCAATAAGTGCCACTCGTACTGCTCTAGAAACAGCTTTAAGCGGTATTGCCGCTAACGTTTACAATTCTGTACCTGAGTCTGTTATTCCACCGGCTATCGTTATTGTGCCGGACAGCCCGTACATAGAGTTTGAAACAATAAGCAAATCTGTTATTAGGTGCAAACTTAATTTTACTATTACCGTTGCAGTCGCTTATTACAGCAACGAAGCAGCCCTAGACAACCTAGAAACGCTGCTACTATTAGTCTTAGCAGCTCTGCCTGCTAATTATGTAGTTGGGGCAGTAGATCGCCCGTCAATTACGCAAGTCGGTGCGAGTGATTTACTCGTCGCTGATTTTAATGTATCAACCTACTACACAAACTAGGAACAAATATGGCAACAACAGTAATCACAGGCAGAGATATTACCCTCTCGTTTACAGGCGGTACAGATATTGAAGCCCAAGCAACAAGCGCAGTATTGACCAAAGTCAATGAGCGTCAGTCTTACGAAACCTTAGACGGCACAGCATACAAAACCACTAACACTACTGGTACTTTCGTATTAGAAATGTTGGCAGACTGGGGCAAGACTAGCTCAGTATGTGAAGCACTTTACAGCGTTGCAGAGTCGGCACCTGATACACCTATTAGCGTAACTATGACTACTGCCACAGGCGCTTCATTTGTGTTTGGCATATTCCCAGAGTTTGCCTCAGCTGGTGGCTCAGGAGTAGACGCACAGACAGTTACTTACAACTTCACAGTAGATCGTGGAATTGTTACAGAAACCTTTAGCTAAATAAATACAATCGGGAGAACAAATGAAACTAAATATCAAGATAACTACAAACGCAGGCGACCAGGCTACTTACACAGCTCAACCGCCTGAGTGGCGCAAGTGGGAAATCGAAACTGGTCAAAAGATTAGCAAAGATCCTTCACTAGGTATTAGCGATCTAATGTTCTTGGCTTATCACGCTATGAAGCGCGAGAATCCAAACAAAGGGCAGATTAGCCTAGATAACTGGTGTAACTTGGTTGCAGATATTGAGATAGAGGAAACAGCAATAAACCCCACCCAAGCGGTAGCCTCAGCCGACTAATAGTTGAGTTGGCTATCGCAACACAGATCCCTATGCAGTATTGGGATACAGCTGAGGATATTGCAACGGCACTAGAGATACTTAAGGAGCGAAATGGCGGACGTTAAAGTCGAATACGACAAAGCAGATCTGCGTCAAATCCTTAAATCTTTTAAGGCTATGGACGAGGAAGCAGTTGAGCAATCTAAGAAGCTATCTGCTGAACTTGCTGAGTATGCTGCTGATCAAATAAAAGCTGCTGCTAGACGCAATAGCAAATACCCTAAAGGCTCAATTAAGATCGCAGACGGTGTTCGTATTGCTAAGTCAAGCAAGATCGGTGAGTTTAAGTATGGCTTTGCTAGCCAAAAGTTAAGCGGTGGCGGTACTACTTTAGATATTCTTTACGGATTAGAGTTTGGCTCAAAGCGCTATGCTCAATTCCCTGGCAGATCCCCAAACAGGGGTCGAGGTAATGCTGGCTATTTTATCTATTCAACCTTAAGACAAGAACAGCCTGAACTTATTAACAAATGGGAAAAAGGCTTTAAACAGATTACGGATAAATACTAATGGCTGGCAATCGTACTCTTAAATTATCTATTCTTGCTGATACAGCAGACTTGGTTAAAGGCTTAAAGACAGCTGAAAACGAAACACAATCTAGCAGTAGTCGTATTGGTAGCGCCTTTGCAGCGGTCGGTAAAGCAGCTGCCGTAGCTGGTGCTGCCGTTGCAGCCTATGGCGTTAAATTAGCAGTAGACGGCGTTAAGGCTGCTATTGAGGACGAACAAGCACAGGTCAAACTAGCAGGATCCTTAGAGCGTGTTACAGGAGCTACTAAAGAACAGATCGCAGCAGTTGAGGAACAGATATTAAAGACCTCACTTGCTACTGGTGTCGCTGATGACGAATTACGCCCTGCCTTAGATCGTTTGACTAGATCTACTAAAAACATTGAGCAATCGCAAAAACTATTAAATTTAGCACTAGATATTAGTCGTGGTAGCGGTAAGAGTCTTGAGTCAGTTACTAATGCTTTATCTAAATCCTTTGAGGGTCAGAATACAGCTCTAGGTAAATTAGGTGTAGGTATCTCAGCTGCACAGTTAAAGACTATGAGTTTTGATGACATAACAAAGCAGCTAGCCAATACGTTTGAGGGTGCTGCTGCTGACGCAGCTGATACTTTTGCAGGCAAAACAGCTAGGTTACAGGTTGCCTTTGATGAAGCTAAAGAATCCGTAGGCGCTGCTTTATTGCCAATCTTGACTCGCTTGTTTGACTTTATTAACGAGTATTTAGTACCAATTTTTGATCGTTTCCAAAACGGCAGCTTAGATCTAGGTAAAACGATTAAAGACTTTTTGACTCCTATTCTTAATACTTTAAGATCTGCCTATGAAAAGATCAGCACAGCAATTAGAGAAAACGCAGACGAATATCGCCCTTTAATTAACTTGCTAAAATCTTTGGCTGAGTTTGTTAAAGGCACAGTAGCACCTATCTTGGTTGACGTATTAGGTAAAGCCTTTACAGGCATAGTCAATACAGTCGTGTTTTTAATTGACAAGATAGGCGATCTAATTCAATTATTTGCTAGATTAGGTAATGCCATAAAGAACTCACCTTTAGGATCGCTTGGCAGCAAAATTGGCGACATATTTACAGGTAATGGCAGTAAAGCCGGATTAAGTGTCAGCACGCTTGAAGGTGGCGCTGGTCGTAGCCAAGGGCAAATACTGCCTGGCGTAGGCGGTAAAGTTATTCTTAATGGTCGTGAGTATTTAGAAGCAGACGGTTTCTTAGTACCACAATTTACAAAGAATCTTACAGCTGCCGAATCTGCTATTTACAATAGGTTTCTTAAAGATCCTGAGCGCCAAGCTATTACCGTTGGCGGACAGATTAAAGAACAGCAATTATTTGACATACTTGGATTTAAGCGTATTAGCGATCTACAGGGTGGCGCACAGCCAAACGTAACTATTAACGTACAGGCTCCTAGCGTAATTGACGAGGAAGGCTTTGCTAGAGCAGTTGGTACAGCTCTAAGTAATGCAACCGCTAGAGCAGGTACGGTACAAACCACACCAGCCTTTGCGGTCTAATGCCAGCATACACACCAAATCCAGCCGTTTTAATTAACGGAGTAACTTACACAGGGGATACGCTTAATGGTGTAAGCATTACTACTGGGCGCACAAGTGTTGACGAACAGCCACGCGCAGGATATTGCACAGTTACTTTAATTACGTTTGACAATGATATTCCCGTAATTGAAATAGATCACTCTATTACAGTTTCAATAGATGACACTACTGGCGCACCTCTTGACATATTTGCGGGATTTGTGTCAGATATTGAGCGCAGTATTCAGTCATACGGATCAGTTGGTTTTGCCACTACTACACGCATTACAGGTGTTGGCTCACTTGCTAGATTGAATAGGCGTTTGGTTGGCGCTACTGGTTTTGCTAAAGAGTTTGACGGTACGCGTATTTACAACATAATTAGTGAAGCTACAGCTGAGCGTTGGCAAGATACTCCAGCAGGTGTTACTTGGGCTGCCGTAGATCCGACTCTTACTTGGGCAGACTACAATCCTTACTTAGGCAACATAGATACACCTGGCGATTATGAGATAGTTGCTTATTCAAGTGGCGCTACTAATGCGTTTAACCTTGCTACATTAGTTGCTAATAGTGCCAGGGGCATACTTTACGAAGGCCGTGACGGTAGGCTTAATTATGACGACAGCACTCATAGAGTTGATGAAGTTAGCGCTAATGGTTACACGGAAATACCTACAAATGTAATACTTGCCAGCAACTTATCTAGTGTTGAACGTATGGCAGATCTAGCTAATGACGTGACTATTATTTACAAAAACAATCAAAGCGAAACTGGCACAGATACAGGATCTATTGACGAATACGGGCAATTAGCAGTTAGCATTACCACAATATTAGAACACGATTACGCAGCTGAAGCTATTGTTGATTATTACTTAACCACAAGAAGTTATCCTAGACGATCTCTTAACAGTATTACTATTCCTTTACAACTAGATACTATGCAAAATACTTTGCGCGATGACTTAATTGAAGTTTACAACGGTATGCCTTTAGAACTTAACCCACCTGACTCAATTTATGAGGGTAACTTCCAGGGCTTTGTTGAAGGCATAACCTGGACAATTAACCAATATGAAGTATTTTTAACGCTTTATCTGACAGAATACGCACTTAGCGTGGTAGCACAGAATTGGAATCAGGTTTCGCCTTTAGAGGCTTGGAATACGGTTTCAGGTACACTAGACTGGGCAAACGCCCGAGTCGTAGCATAAGGAGCAACAATGGCAACTACACCTAATTACAGCTGGGTTATGCCGGATCCTACCGACTTGGTAACGG